CCACGTTCAGGCAGTCGAAGATGATATTTGAAAAGATTGAGGATATAGCAAGAAAACCAGAAGCTGCATTTTTAGCGCAATGCATAACCAAGAAATCAAAGAAAAACGACCAGTGGACTCTAGAGATCGGAGAGTCTAAAATTATTGCTTTACCTTTGGGTGATGGTTCAAAGTTGCGTGGTTTTAGGTTTCATAGAATTATTATTGATGAGTTTCTTTTGATGCCAGAGCATATTTACAATGAGGTTATTTTGCCGTTCCTTAGTGTTGTTCAAAACCCTACCGAAAGAGAGAAGGTAAGAAAGCTAGAAGATCAAATGATAGCTAAGGGCAAAATGAAGGAAGAAGAGAGGTACAAGTGGCCAAACAATAAATTGATAGCATTATCCTCGGCTAGTTATAAGTTTGAATATTTATATAAGGTATACGAAACATTTGAGAATCTAATTCTAGACGGAACCCACCCTGGCTCTATAGATACATCAAAAAGGGTTATAATGCATTTTAGTTATGATGTGGCCCCCGAAGCTCTTTACGATCAAAACTTGATCAATCAATCAAAGCAAACAATGAGTCAGTCTCAGTTTGATCGAGAGTTTAATGCTATATTCACGGACGACAGCTCAGGGTTCTTTAAAACATCTACAATGGCTGCATGCACTGTTCCTGATGGAGAGACTCCTTGCATGGAGCTTGCTGGAGACAGAGATTGTAAATATTTGTTAGCATTTGACCCAAGTTGGGCGGAGAGTGAAAGCTCTGACGATTTCGCTATGCAATTATTTAAATTAAATGATAATACAAAATCTGGTACTTTAATTCATAGTTATGCTGTTCCTGGTTTAAAGATGCAGGATCATATTAATTATTTTCATTACTTGTTGACTCATTTTAATATTGTTGCTATTGTTGGTGACTATGGTGGAGGTGTACAATTTTTACAGGGAGCTAATGCTAGTGAGCAATTCAATAAAAGTAATATAAATATACAGGAAATCTCTGCTGACCTTGATAATACCGAGCATTACCAAGAAGGACTCAGAGAGCTCAAAATGCAATACAATTTAAAAGATAGAAAAATATGTATACTGAGGAAAGCCAATTCTGACTGGATTAGAAAGTCGAATGAACTTTTACAGGCCAACTTAGACCACAAAAGAATATGGTTTGGCTCTAGGCCATTGGATGATAATTATCATATGCAATTAAAGAAAAAAGTACCTATAGACGATTTGACATTTGTGCCCAATCAGAAAGAGTTTTTGAAAAGTAGCGGTGGGGCAAAGCTAATAGATTTCCTGGATCATCAATGGGATATGGTTAACTATACTAAAAATCAATGTGCATTGATACAGGTAACTTCTACGCCCCAAGGAACTCAAACTTTTGGATTGCCGTCAAACCTAAGAAGGCAAAGCGGACCAAGTAAGACAAGGAAGGATTCTTATTCAGCTTTGGTTCTTGGGAATTGGATGATCAAGACGTATTACGACATGATGAATGCTAAAGAGGCACATGTAGATGCAACGTTTACTCCGATAATGGTTTAAAAGTAAAGTCAAAGTTAACTTTGCAACTTTGGATAGACTTTCAATGGATTTGGTGTACTATATAATATGCCAAGAAAATATAATAAGAAATCAGAATACTGGAGTAAATTCAACGCAAGCGCAGGTCAGGAAGAAAAAGAAGATCTAAATTCTTTATTAAGCAAAGCAGAAAGTACTCAAGAAGTTAAACCAGCTACAGCGGGAGAGTCTTATTATGCCGAGGCAAATTACTCTAGAAACGTAGGCCAAATAGAAGGAGAAGAAGGAACTCGTTACAGATCAAACAGGGCAACAAAACCACCCAAGGCAAACAAGTATGCGAATATCGACAGTCTGGGATTGCCGTACTCGTACAAGGATTCTTATGTAAGCCCAAGGATTTCTATTGAGCTTTGTCAGAAGGCTTATGCGAACGTACCAATCTTTAGGAACGCTATAGACGTAATGGCTGAGTTCTCAAATTCAGACATTTATTTAGACGGAGGTTCAGAGAAAGCCAAGATATTCATAGACAAATGGATGCAGAAGATAAACATATGGAAGTTAAAGGATCAATACTTCAGGGAGTATTATAGGTCGGGGAATGTTTTCATGTATAAGCTGGACGGCAAATTCACTACAGAAGATTTAATTAAACTGAATCAGGTTTATGGAGCAGAAAGTAAAAACATCGGATCCAAGAAAATACCTGTTGGTTACATATTTTTAAACCCATATGACTTTGTGGCCGACAGAGCCTTAACTTTCAGCGCAAAGAATGGCATCTATAAAAAAATACTAAGTGAGTACGATATAGAGAAGTTGAAGTTTCCTCAGTCTGACTACGACCAGGAAATGTTTAATGCGTTACCTAAAGACGCCAAAGATAAAATAAAGCAGAACCAGTGGATGTCAGACGGAATCATGGTTGATTTAGATCCTAATAAATTAATTTTTTCTTTTTATAAAAAACAAGATTATGAGCCTTTTGCTATTCCTTTTGGTTTCTCTGTACTTGATGATATAAATTGGAAAATGGAGTTAAAGAAAATAGATCAAGCTATAACTCGTACCATTGAAAATGTAATCTTATTGGTGACAATGGGGAATACTCCAGACAAAGGAGGAGTTAATCCAAATAATTTAAAAGCAATGCAATCCCTCTTCCAGAATGAAAGCATTGGGCGTGCGTTGATTGCGGACTACACAACCAAGGCGGAATTTGTTATACCTGATCTAAATAAGGTTCTAGGTCCGACCAAGTACCAAATAGTAAACGAAGACATCAAGGAAGGTTTGCAGAACATTATTGTGGGTAAAGAGAATTACTCAAGTACTCAAGTAAAAGCTCAGATATTTCTAGAGAGATTAAAAGAAGCTAGAAGTGCATTTCTTAATGACTTTATGCAGCCCCAGATAAAGAAAGTTTGTCAAGCAATGGGTTTTAAGAATTTTCCAACGGCGAAATTCGTAGAGATAGATATCAAGGATGAAGTGCAACTACAAAGAGTAACGTCCAGGTTAATCGAGATGGGAATCATAACTCCAGAACAAGGAATGACCGCCCTAAAGAAAGGCGTTTACCCAGACCCTCAAGATCTTCGCCCAGCGCAAGAAAGATTTGTCGAAGATAGAGAGAAAGGATTTTATACTCCGTTGTCTGCATCTCAGCCCATCCTAAACGAAGAAGATCAAGAAATGAAGGAAGAGCAGCATGAAATGAGCATGGAGCAGCAAAAGGTATCTCAGGAACAAATGAAGAAGGGACCGCCTCCTCCTCAGCCAGGACAGCCTCAACCAGGAAAGCCTGCTGTAAAAAAAGACAATGGCAGACCAGCAGGAACAACAACCAAGCCTAGTGGAGTATTCGCCTCGGACGAAGTTCACAGTAGAAAGAATATCCAGGAAGTGGTTTACAACATTGAAGCTTTACGCAAGCAAGCTGAATCGGCGCTAAAGAGCCACTACGGCAAGAAAAGATTATCTAAAGAACATAAAGGAATTATAGATACATTAACAGAAAGCATAGTTATGTCAACAGAACATGACCAATGGGAAAAAGCATTAAGCTCTTGTATTGAAGATTTTAATAATATTGAAAAATTAAATATTTTATCTGATGTTTTAGATATTTCTGAACAGCATGAAATTGTATCTTATCCTGCTTCTATACTTTATCATAGTAAAAAAATAAATATTGATAATAAATAATCTTGTGTATTAATATATTAATATGAGTTTACCTTTTAAGTATATATGTAAGTTTTCTGAAAGTGTTGTAGCTTCTAGCCCGAAAAGCGAACAGATTGAATCTTTAGCGTCTGTTGAATCTTTAAGGGACTTGATACCAGAAGATATTGATTTTGGAAAGAACATTGATTTAGTTGGAGTAGCATTTAACGGCGCTGTAGCAAACATGTTCAATAAGAATGGAGATGGAATCGATACCGAGACCGCGATAGCTATAAAGGACTACTTCATTCACAAGCCCACCAATATAGAGCATCAAAGAAAGAAAGTGGTTGGACATGTCGTAGGAGCTTCATTCTCTAAGTTTGGCACAAACGAATTGATGAGCGAAGAAGAAGCGGCTGCAAGTGATGAGCCTTTTAATATTGCATTATCTTCTGTTGTATATAAAACAGTTAACCCCGAATTTGCAGAACTCGTTCAGAAATCCGTAGATGAAGAGAATGAGCTTTATCAAAAAGTATCAGCGAGCTGGGAAATTGGATTCAATGATTATGTAATTGCCATTGGAAGCGACAATTTAAAAGATGCGAAAATTATCGAAGACGAAGAAGGCAAAGAAGAAAATAAACAATTTCTTAAGGCATATGGAGGAAACGGAAGAAACGACGACGGAGAAGAAGTTCATCGCTTGATCGTTGGAGATGTTTATCCTCTTGGAATCGGCTTCACAGCTAATCCAGCAGCCGCCGTAAAGGGTTTAACTGTAGACGAAAAAAGCATCCGAGAATTTAAACTAAAAGATAGCGGAGAAAGCTCCAGCTATGAAAAAATAGAAATAAAAAATAAAAAAAGTTCCCATTTGCGTAAACACGATGTAAATTTAAGCAAGAACTTAAAACCTAATATCATTATGGAACAAGAAATTTTAAACCAAGTAAAAGAAACCTTAGAAGCTCAAGCTTCGTCTAAGAAACTTTCTGAAGAGGCTATTGCCAACATCACTAAAGTTTTTCATGACGCTATCATTCAAAAGAATGACCAGTGGCAAGCGGACAAAGAAGAAATGGGAAAAGCAAACGAAGAACTCGTTCAAGCTTCCGAAGAGTCTAAGAAGACCATTGAATCTTTAAAAGAAGAAATCGCAGCAATGAATCAGCAAGTTGAGCTTCTCAAAACTGAAGCAGCCGCAAAAGAAGCTTCCGAGAAGTTTAACGACAGAATGAGCGCACTTGATGATCTTTTCGAATTAGAAGACGAAGATCGAGTCGTTCTTGCTTCTGATCTTAAATCACTTGATTCCACAGAAGAAGCTTATGCTGAGTATAAGGAAAAACTTTCTGTAATGTGGAAGCACAAAACAAAATCTTTCAAGGAAGAACAACAAAAAGCTATTGCAGCTAAAGTTGAAGAGCAAGTTCAAAAGAGAATTTCTGAGCTTTCTTCCGCAAGCGAATCTACAGAAGAAGTAGCAGAAGAATCAACCGAAGAGGTTGTTGAAGAAGCTATCGAAAATGCAGAAATCGAAGAAGAGGTGGTTGCCAACAATAATGGCGATGCAACTCAAGACCAACTAACTTTAAGGGAAAAATTTAAACAAGCTTTCTCGAAGGACAACGTAAACATTCAATACTAAAATAGAGGAAAAATAAAATGGCTAATAGACTACTTCCATTCAGACAATACAACGAACACGACGTTGTCAACTTGTTTTCGCTTGATACATCAGCGTTAACTTTGGCAGACATGACTCACGCATCTAATGGTGCTTGGGACGCTGGCGTTATCGTAAAAGTAACCAACGGCGACATGACTCAAGAGCCCATCGCAAACGGTACAGCTCAATTACAATCTTACTTAGGTAAAACTGACTACCCTCACGTGGGTGGAAATTCTTACCCTGAAGTGCCCTTAAAAGTTAGCGTCGCTCAAGGTACGGATACCCCATTGGGTGTTACTCTTCGTCAGACCATCGCTTTTGATGAAAATGGCGAGAAGTTCCTTTACTACAAGCAAAAACTTCTTGAGCTTTACGGAGTTCTTCCTGGCGAAGCAGTTCCTGTTTTAACAAAGGGTATTGTTACTGTTGGCGCAGCAAGCGTTATCGTTGGAGCAGAGCCTACATTTGGAGCTAAAGTTGCACTTGGAGCTGGAGGAAAATTCAGAGACGACAACGGAACGAACACAATTGTTGGAACTTGTCTTGCAGTTGGAGATCGCAACCTTACTTCTGGCGAACTATCTTCAAATGATTATTTTGCTGGAGATGGATCGGTTGCCAATGGAACTGGCGCTTACTACGTAATCAAACTTGACCTTTAATATTTAACTAGAGAGTATCAAAAAAAATGAAAATTACACTTAAGAGAACAGAAGAACAAGTCGAGCTCGTAAAGGCTATGGCTTCACGAAATCGCGAAGTTGCTTATGAAGCACAAATGGCATTGGCAGAATTCATCGGACCAGTTTTGGCCGAGGTTGTAAACCAAGCTCCTACGCTTAGTAACTTATTCACAAACTTCCAGTTTAACGATATGGACAGTCCTAGTATTCCTTTGGATCTTTACTATGATGTTACTGCTCCAGATTACGTAAAGGTTTACAGCACATCAGTTCCTGGTGGTCTTCCAACCAATACTGTAACACCAACTGCTTCAGAAATGAAGTTCACGACTTATCGTCTTGATAGCGCTGTTGATTTCGACAAACGCTACGCCGCTAAGTCTCGTTTAGACGTTGTTGGTAAATCATTTACTCGTATTGCTCAAGAAATTCTTCTTCGTCAAGAATCTACTTCTGCAAACTTGATCTTGGGAGCATTATTTGCTGCTGAGACAAACGGTGTATCTCACACTAACACAGCTAATGGAACCACATTGATCCTTGATGATTTCAATAAGCTTTTAACTAAAGCAAAACGAATCAACACTGCATGGACAGGTGGAACTCCAGAAGGCCGAATCAAAGGAATCACTGATATGATCATGAGTCCTGAGGCTGTTGAAGGTCTTCGTGCGATGGCTTACAATCCTATTAATACTGTAAGCAAAGTTGGCGGAACCAACCCTGCCGACACTGGTCCAATTGCAGCTACTGATGAAATGCGCAACGCAATTTATCAAAACGCTGGTATTCCTGAGTTCTACGGTATTTCCATCATGGAAATCAACGAGCTTGGCAAAGATCAAAAATTCACGAAGGTGTGGAATACTCTTTCTAGCGGAAGCGATGATGATTTAGTTATCGGTCTTGATCGCTCACGTGAATCTTTATTCCGCGCAGTTGCTCTTGATTCTGAAACAGGATCCGAGTTTACTCTCTTGGCAGATGATCAGTATAGTATTCGTCAGCAAAAAATTGGATACTACGGTTCTCTTGAAGAAGGTCGTATGATCCTTGATGACAGAGTTCTTACTGGAATCACTCTATAATAGAGTCTCAAAGGAAACTTTCAAAAAGTCCACCTTTATGGTGGATTTTTTGTTTGTGGATATTAACATATATTTATATAATAAATAAAGGAAAAAGGAAAAATCATGGCTAAAAAAACAAACACAAGAAAAAAGGCAACAAAAGCACCGATGGAATTCAGTGACGGAGTTGATCATTTAAAAGAGGAATCAAAAGAAGCAAGAGACCTCGAGCAATTAATGGGTTTCAAAGAAAAGAATCCGTTTGGATACGATACGTCAGAAGCGTTTGACTCAGCAATAGAAACCATGCCGATTACCAGCTTGCAAGAACTAGCAGTTAAATCTGGGGTGTTTCCATCGGGAACAAAAGCAATGTTGAAAACAAAACTCAAAAAGGCGTACTCCCAGTATACTACTGGCGGCGCGAACAAAGTGGTTCAAGTCACTAAACCAATCGTTGATCCAGAATCAGAGCAAGGTAAGAAATTACTCAAGATACTTGGAGAACAATTCTAATGTCTTTTAATCAGATAGGTCAAATAGCTAGCGGCGTACTTCTGTACGATTTTGATTTCATTACCGGCACTACAGAGAAAGCTGCTGAGCTGTTGACCATATCTGGTAGCCTGAGCGGGCATGTAGGACAATTAAATGTCTTAATCAACCAATCATTTGGATACACTGGCTCAGAAGGAGATGTAAACCCGCCACTTCAAGAAGAAGAAAAAGAAATACTCGTTCAGCTTTATATCAAGGACTATTACTTTAAAGAGGCAAGAAGGGTGCTTAGAAGCCTTTACGACGCAAGTTCGGCCTCAGCCTTTAATGAAAGCGAATGGACTGAACTACGCGAAGGAGATACCACAATAAAAAGAGGAGTCTTTTCAGCCAAGGATAGAGTCAGTGCGTCAAGAAATTATAAAGAATTAGCAGAAGAAGCAGACAAGAAAATTACAGAGCTTGTGGGCGCATATAATATGTATGGCGCTCAACCCAGACAGGTTGCTGGAAATGATGGATGGACTGTTACTGGTTCTGGGTATTATTCTTAAAACGCGTCCCAGTCGAAATCGTCCCAATAGTTTTCAATATTACCGCTTGTATCATTGCCTAAGGCATCTCGTCCTTTGTAGGTTGTTAAGAGGTTTAACGTAGGAGTAATATTATTTGCCATAACGTAATCTTGACCTTGGACAGTCGAACCTCCTAATTGAGTAGTTGGAGCCGCCAAGGCGTTTCCTGGAATATAATTTGCTATTTCGGCTAGACCATCTTGAGTTGCTCCTACCATATGACTCCCATTTCTCGTCGCAACGGCATTAAATGCTGAGGCTCGAAGAAAGAAAGGAAAATTATCACTGGTAAACGAAAGGCCATTAGCGGCTGTAAATAAACCGATTATATCGACCACACAATTAGACAATAAGGATAAAACTGAACTCCCGACTTTTATTCTGCTTGAGCAAAAATGAATTCTAGATTGAAAATAAGTACGAGGATTGCTGTTGAATGGTATATGGGGTCCGTACTCAGGAAACCTAATAACTCCTCCTGTATCAGCTTGAAACAAATAGTCACAATAAAAATCATCCCCTACGTTGCCGACTGCTGTTGAAGAGGTAGCTTTTCTGGGCCCGAAGTCAAGCTCTAAAGCTGGCGCCCAGAAACCTTTGTTCAGAGGGTCTAGGAGAGTAGACGCGTCATTATAATTTTGGACTTGAACGGTTGCCCCTCTGGAAGCTTCAATAAGGCAGTGTGTTGATCCTCTGGCATTGATTTTACAACCAATAAGATTGAGAGTGCACGAATTGTGTGACCTTATCACTGAGTGAACCCCGCCGCTATCATCAAGATCAAACGCAAGATTAACCAAGCTGAATAATATGTTTTTTGAGTTAAACCACATGGGTACGTATGCGTTTGCAGCAGGGTCACGCTTTGCTTTCATTTTCACTTTAGTTAAGCCGCCCGTCCAGTATTTTGCAGAATCACCATATATATTGATGTAGCATTTGTTGATTTCGAGGTTTGCGTGGCTAGCAAAAACTCCATTGGAATTTTCAATTTCCCCTTCGTCTGTATCTGTTTGTAGATAAATATTAATGATTGCATCGCTGGATGCTACATCATTTCTTATGTATGTAAACGCGTCACGGAGCCTTTTGAGCTTGGCTGTTAGTTTTCCATCGATGCCAACGGAAATTCCGCTCCTGTACTCGACCCCATCGGTATCATGTATTTCTATAACTATAGTGTTTGAGGCGGCAGAGGTTGCTAAAGATAATTTTTTTGTTTTATATTTTACGTCTGGATTTGGGATTCCATTCTGTTCGCATTCAACAATGTCAAAAGTTTCGTTTTGGCAAACTTCTGTAACTTCTAGCCCTCCTCCAGGTTGAACTAGTGAATCTAGGTTTTCGGCAGTTACTGGCGTTGTGTTTACTAATACTTGGGAATCAGCAATTCCGTCCCCGTCTGTATCCACATACCGCACCGTCGAGGAAGCGTTTTTGTTTGGATTCTGAACTTCATTGCCTTCTGAGTCAAAAACTGTGTCTGGCTCGCCTTCCGTGGCTTCTGACAATCCTTGGCTGTAACCATTCATTAGGTCATCAAAATTTAAGATGGACTGTATAACAGCGGTTTCAGCAGTCATACTGTCCGAGGCTAAAATTTGAAAGATTCCGGCATTAGCAGATACAGTACTTGTGACATTTAGAGATCCAGCTATGCTTGGGTTTCCATCAAAAAAAGTATCTCCAGTAAATTTTATATCACCAATTGCCGACAAGCCTCCTGTAAAACTGCCATAAATGAAATTTCCTGAATAATTTGGAGCTCCTCCCGATATAACCTGATCAAAAGTTACCTTTCTGGTCGAAAGACTTGAGCCCTCCAAGGCAGTGGGTATATAATTGCTACCAGTAATTTCTGCGTCTGAAGCGGAATCTAAATTTCTTATTTTTATATATGACATAAATATATGTACACTAAACTCCACCCATATCCATCAAATCTTTCATTGAGAGTGATCCGCCTTTTTTCTTTGCTGCTTCATGAAGTCCATCTTTCTGGGGGGTATTCATTCCTAGTTCTTCTAGGTCTTCTTTTGTGGCTCCGACAATTGTTGAAGCTGATGATGAGTTGTTCATCTTACTTTTTATTTCATCTCTTGCCTCTGAAGAGTTCGCGTAATCAAGTAATGCTTCTGGGTCTTTTTTTATCTTATCTGGAATATCTTCATTCATTTCAAATATATTTTTAAATATTCTAGTGTATATTAAAAGATTAAGTTGGAAGTTATTTAACTTGACTACTGGTACGCCAAAGAAATCCATGGTGCTTTCCGAAAACGAGTAATATATTTTATAAAAATCTTGTACAGCTAGGTGCTGTATGTTTTTTTCTGAAAATTTTTCATGAAAGCTATTGTATATTCTTACTAGGGCGGTAACTTCTTGTGTGCTTGTATTTTCGAATTCTTCTTGAGTATACAGGGGCTCGTCTAGATCTTGAGTTTTATAGAAACTATTAAACATATAAAAGTCATTAGCTCTGTTGAGGGCGTAGTTGTCGCAGGAGTTTGTTATGAGGTCCGCCTTCTGTTTGGCTAGGTTACTCAACTTCTCCTGGGCTTCTTTTATTTGTTTGTTTATTCTGTCCGTGGCGCTTTTCAGTACCAAGTTTTTTTTATTTTTTATCAAGCTTTGGACATAAAACTTTTGAGTCTCTATTTCTGAA